GCTTGGACTTCTCGCTGCGCGCCGGAGCCGTGGCGCGCGCCGCCTCGAACACCTTCTTCGAGGGGCTGACGGCCTCGACGAGGCCGCTGTCGAGGTTCACGCGAACCTCGGTCGGCGAGATGGGCTCGGCCTTGTACAGGCCGCCCTTGACGTGGACGACCGGCACGCCGGAGGCGTGCGTGCGGAGCTCACGCTGGTTTGGCAGCGTGTTGGTAACACCGTTCTTGCGAACGGTGGTGACGGTAACCTGAGTCATGCTGAACTCCCTCGAAACGGGAACCGGGAATGGTTCCACCGATTAAATCCTTAAATCGCGTGCGCGAATCGCGTGCGACGTAAGGGATGGACAGGAGGCCCATCGAGAAACCAGCCGCGCACGACTGGCTTCTCGATGGGGGAACCGGGGAAAATCCCCGGCTCCAACGATTAAATCCTTAAATCGCGCACGCGATTCGCGTGCGCCCTGGCCCTCCGCTCCGTCACGAGGACGAACGCGAAGGGCGCGATGGCGGCGACGATGATCGCCGCGCCGGTGATGGAGATCATCGGCCGCCACCCCTCGTGTTGTGGCGCACGAGGATCGCGGTGAACACCGCGGACGTCGTGATGAAAATCCCGCTGGCGATGATGAAATCGCTCATCGCCAGCTCCCCAGCCGCCACGAGGGGCCGTACCCGGCCCAGACCATCTTCTCGGGCAAGATTTCCGAGAGGCGCCTCCCGTCGCTGGAGGCGGCCTTCGCCGCCCGGCGCCGGACGGCCTCCATGTCGGCGAGGCGGCCCTCCCAGCCGGGGAGGGCCATGGACGTGATCTTCGCCTCCACGAGGCGAAGCGTGTGGCGCAGGATAAAACCCGCGCTGATGACTTCCCCGCCACGGCTCGACTTGAGCGCGCGGTTCATCGCCTCGATGGCGATGACGTGCGGGATGGGGAAGTCGCTGTCTGACCAGTAGAGAGCGCCACGAATGGCGCTGCTCAGGGCGACGTACTGAGAACGGTTGACGTTCATGTGATCCTCCAGATCACGCTGGAGAGCAGGATTGCTCACCAGAAAACCGGCTGCGTGCAGCCGGCTTTCCGGTGAGCGTGGCCGAAGCCACGCTCGTGGGGGTCAGCACCGCTTGATGCTGACCAGCTCGAAGGTCAGAGCCGCAACCGACGGCTCTTCATACGCTGGGGCGAGCTCTGCCATCGCGCGGGCTCGCGACTTCGCGATGGCGTGCGCGACATCGTTGGCGTTCACGGTCATCGTGAACACCTCCGATATATGAGCGACGACGCTCGGGTCGTCGTAGCAGTATCGAACGCGATAGCGCATGGCGCTCTCCTCTCGTTACCGGCTACCGGCAAGGATTGCCGGTCGTCACGGTGGCGGGCGTCATGCCCACCGACAAACGCCCGAGGACGCTTGTCGCTAGGCACAAAAAAAGGGGAGCCACGCGATTGCGTGGCTCCCCGTTGTTTCACAGGCCGAGCTTCGCGCTCAGCAGGGTGAAAACCTTCGCCGCGATGGCGTCGACCATCGCGTCGTCGATCTTGGGCGCGGCCTTGGTCTGGCGCGCGGCCGGCTTGGCGGCCGGCTTGGCGGGGTCGCGCGAGGCGGCGTACGCCGCCTTCACGTCAACCTTGCCGCCCTCGCCCAGCATCTGGGCGAGGGTCTGCCACCGGCGGCCCTTCCCGGTGCCGGCGTAACGCGCGCCCATCGTGATGGCGCGCGCGAGCGCGTCGTCCTTGGAGACCTTGCCCTGCTCGAGGAGCATGACCAGGTCGAGGATCGAGACGCCCGCGAGGACGTCCTTGCTGATGTTCAACATGTGAATTCCCTTTCCGTTGTGGAAGCCGAGGATCGAACTTCCACCACTTAAATCCTTAGGGACCGCATCCCTCGAAAGGATGGGGAATGTGATGTGAGCGCAGCGCGTTGCTTGAGGCGCGGTTCCCGCGCTGTGCGCGCCGCGATGAGACCCCCCCCCTCTCAAGCGAAGGGGGGGCTCAGCCCCCCCTTCGCCGTTCGGGGAGGTAGCGCGTTGGCCACTTCCCTGGCCGCCTACCAGGCGCAGCAATTTTCGATAATCTCGACCTGGAGGGACGACTTTGGGGTCAACGGCTGATTAGCCTGCGCCCAATGAAGCGCCTGAAAGCCCCCACGGCCCCCGTCCTTCCGCACTCTGTGCGGCATGACCTGGCTTCATCCGACGTCGAGTTCCTGCGTGCCGACCTGGCTAGGGTGCTGAAGGGCGCGATGCCGTCCTTCCGCAACTACGTCATCAACGGCAAGGGCTCCGAGAACTGGTCGATGACCCGTCTCAAGGCCTTCCAGATCGCCCTATCCCGCGTCGTGCCCGAGATCACCCAGACCCGGCACGACATCAACATCACCGAGAAGAAGGTCCACGAGCTGACCGTGGCCGAGCTCGAGCAGATTGCCGCCTCTGGCATCGCCGAGAAGAAGCTCGAGCCCAGCGGTTGGTTCGACCAACCCAAGTCGGAGATCGTCGATGCCCAGGTCATCGAAGAAGTCCAAGCCGGCGAACCTGCCGACGAAGCTCTACTTCAACGACAACTTCCACCAGAACGAGAAGCATGCGACCTGGCCAGCCCTGGTAGTGGAGCGTGATGGCCGGATCATCGAGTGCAACGGGGTCGACCTGCTGGACGACGCCGGCAACCTGGTGGCCCGCATCGTCTACAGCCCCGACAAGCTCCTCGATTCCAAGCACTACTCCATCAAGGCCTGGATAGAGACCACCCTTCAACCGAGGCCCCGCTAATGGAACTCCCCTCCACCATCAGCCTTGTCGACTTCGCCAAGGCCATGCAGGAGCTCGACCTGAGCACCGTGCCGCCCGAGAAGCACGCCCAGGCCCGCTACGAGCACTTCGTCCGCGTCATGTTCCACAGCATGAGCGGCGCCGACCGCCAGAAGGCTGTCGAGCACAACATGGCGATTGCCCGCCAACAGCTCCGCAGCAAGTCCAAGCTGATCCTGCCGTGACCACTCCGCAGGAGGCGGCCCAGCATCTCCTCAAGCTGAAGCGCGCCAGCGAATCCTTCCTGGGCTTCATCCAGCTCCACCACCCCGAGTGGAAGCTGCAGCCGTTCCACCTCCGCCTCATCGAAGACCTGGACAAGCTGGAGCGTGGCGAGCTGCGCAACGCCAAGGGCGAGCGCATCCACCGAGTCATGATCAACTGGCCTCCCCGGCACGGCAAGACAGCCATCGTGACCGTGAGCTTCCACGCCTACTTCATCGCCCGGGACCCACGCCGTGCCGGCCTGAGCGTGGCCTACAACGGGACCCTGGCGGAGGACTTCGGCGCCAAGGTCCGCGAGATGGTGGAGCACCCATACACCCTCCAGGCCTTCAGCGAGGCCAGGCGCGGCCACGACCTGGCGCTCGACCTGGACAAGCGTTCCGCCGCCAAGGACTTCTGGCGCACCACGAAGGGCGGCCAGGTCGCCCACACTGGCGTCGGCGGCACGACCACCGGCCGCCCGGCCGAGCTGCTGCTGATCGACGACCCCATCAAGGACCGCTCCGAGGCCGAGAGCGCCACCTACCGCAACAAGACCTGGAACTTCTACACGGGCTCGCTCATCACCCGTAAGCAGCCGCAGCCCAACGGCCAGCCTCCCATCGAGATCGTCATCCAGACCCGCTGGCATCCCGATGACCTGTCCGGCCGCATACAGGCGACGGAGAGCTGGAAGGACGGCGAGTGGCTGCACTTCAACGAGAGGGCCCTCAGCCGCCAGCCGACCGGCCGCCGCATCCCGCCCTGGCAGCTTGGCATCGACGACCCCGACTACATGTCGGTCAAGGACTGGCAGCAGACTGGCAAGCCGAAGTCCGAGGTCCTGGTCCCCGAGTTCGACGACATGGCGCTCTGGCCGAGCCAGAAGAGCGTGAAGGAGCTGCGCGACATCGAGCGCACCGACCGCCGCGACTTCGAGTCCCTTTACCAGCAGAATCCCTTCATCGAGGGCGGCAACATCATCAAGGCTGGGTGGTGGCGCCATGCGGAGACCCCTGACCACACCGAGCTGATGACCATCATCATCAGCTGCGACACCGCATCCAAGACCAAGACCTTCAACGACCACAGCGTGCTCATGGTCCTTGGCATGACCCGCTTCGGCGACATCCACATCCTGGACATCATCCGTGGCAAGTGGGAGTTCCCCGACCTGAAGCGCATCTTCAGCCAGCAGAACACCAAGTGGCGCGGCCGTGGCCTGCGCGCCTTCTACGTCGAGGACAAGTCGTCTGGCACCCAGATCGTCCAGGAGCTGCGCCGCCAGGCCGGCATCTCGGTGATCCCGCACGGCGTCAGCCACGACAAGGTGACCCGCGTGAAGGCCATCACTCCGGTCATCGAGGGCGGCCGGGTCTACTTGGACACGGGCTCCCCGTGGGCTGACGGGTTCATCTCCGAGTGCGCCGCCTTTGGTCCTGGCGCCAAGGAAGACGACCAGGTCGACGCCCTCTCCATGGGCCTGGACATCCTGAGCCGCATCCCTGTCAGCAACGCCGAATCTCCGTTCGACACATGGGACGCGCAGCCAAGCCTCAACAAGCTGGCCGCCGACCAGCCGAGCCTGAACCATCTTCTGCGCGCTCGCTGGATGAACCCGTGAGGACGACCGCCGGCCGCCCAGCAAATACAACCGGCTCATGAGCTATCGCTACGAGCCGCTTCGCTCCGCCGAAGACTATGTCGTCGTCGACCTGAGCCAGCACATCAATGCGCTCATGGCCTACGAGGACATCGCTCCTCTCCTCACGGAGGACCAGGAGGCGAAGGTCGTCGACTACATCAAGCAGCTCAGCAAGATGAGCTACGACAAGATCAGCAAGCGCTACGACCACTGGACGGAAGCAGATCGGGCGCACGACGTCTACGTCCCGCCGGAGGCCACGAAGTTCCGCGAGAAGGTCGTGATCGCCGACACCCGGGCGATCGCCGATACGGTCCTCACCTACAAGATGGCGGCCCTTACTGGCCGCAATCCGATGTTCATGCTCGAGGGCATGAACCGCAGGAGCCGGGTCCCGTCCGCCATCCTCGAGCGCATCCTGCACCAGCAGATGCGCCGCACGGCTGGCGAGGCGCGCATGGCGCAGATGATCCTCGACGGCATCCGCTACGGCTTCGCGCCGACCAAGGTGAACTGGAACAACGCGCAGAACACCAACCAGATCGTGAACTTCAACCCGCGCAAGACCTTCCCAGATCCGCGCGTGAGCTGGGGCGACTGGGACCACGCGCAGTACATCATCTTCAGCGACCACATCACCTACAACAACCTGCTGGCGAGCGGCCTGTACCCCAAGCTGCGCGCCTACCCGCAGCTGCGTCACCGCATGGGAATCCCGCGCCAAGCGTGGGAGAGCCACCGCAACCTCCAGGAAGAGGGCCGTGGCCTCAGCCTCGACCCCTACGAGCCGCAGAAGAACCAGGGCAACCAGACCTTCTGGAGCCTTGGCCACAACCGCATCGTGGACGAGGTCTGGGTCCGGCTCTCGGGCTACGAGATCAACGTCCCGCAGATCGACGAGATCTGGCTCCTCATCACGGTCATGGACGAGGACCTGGTCATCCGCATGCAGGTGAACCCCTACGGCAAGGTGTTCCCCGTGGTCTACGGCAGCCTGCACAACGACTGCCACAAGACCTTCGGCCAGTCCCTCTACGACATCCTGCTGCCGCTCCACGACATCGCCACCTGGCTCCTGCGCAGCCGCATCGACAACGTGCAGGCGGCGCTCACCAACCTGATGTTCGTCGACCCGAGCATGGTGAGCATCCCCGACCTGATCGACCGCAACCCGTGGGGCGTGGTGCGTAGCCTTCCTGGCGTGAAGCCTGGCGACGGCGTCTTCATCGCCCAGGTCCCCGACGTCACCCGTGGCCACTGGAACGACATCGCCGCGCTCTCCGACCTGAAGCAGCGCGTCTCGGCCGCGAGCGATGCGCAGCAGGGCGTGCCAACCTCCGACGTCCGCAGCGCCACCGAGATCCAGCGCCTGACGCAGTTGGGCAGCCAGCGCCTTGGCGTGCTGAGCCGAATCAGCAGCGCCCTCACGGTCCGCCCCATGGTCCGCATGATGGTCCAGAACATCCAGGACGCCGTCGCCTACGAGGGCAGCCTGCGCATGGACAGCGACAACACCCCTGGCCTGCTGACCAAGCTGGTGCAGGACGACTACCTGGACTTCAACGTCCAGGACATCCAGGGCGACATCGACTACCTGGTCGTGGACGGCACGCTCCCCATCGAGCCGACGCGCAGCCCCGAGACCTGGATGAACATGCTGACCATCCTGACGAACACTGGCCTCAGCATGGAATACAACCAGGGCCGCATCGCCGAGGAGGCGATCCGCGCGATGGGCGTCTCGAACCTCGACCAGTTCAAGATCACGCCCGAGCAGCGCGAGCAGGGCCTGTCCCCCAGCCAGAAGATCCAGCTGATGGAGAAGATGCGCGGGGCCAGCGTCCAGCCCAACGAGCAGATCCAGCAGGAAGTCGATCGCGGCAACCTTGTTCCCATGAGGCCCCAATGACGACCCCGAGCCCCGAACAGCTGGCTGCCATGATCCCGCCGAACACCCGCCTGTATGTCGAGGGCGTGGCCAGGGGCGCGACGATGGAACTGGCCGACCGCCTCCACAAGGCGGTCGCGAGCCTGGATGACCGCCTGACCGAGATCGAGCGCCTGCTCCAGAACCTGAACGGCAGGGTCACGCTCCTCGAGCGCCGGTACCAGGAGGACGACAAGTTCGCCCTCACCAAGGCACGAATTGCCAGGTTCATCGAGGAGCATGACCTCAAGTGAGCACGACCGCTCCCGTAGCCGAGCAGCTGTCATTCCGCAGCTCGAAGACCGGCAGCCACGTCCTCGACACCTACCTCGAGGCCGTGGAGTTCGGGAACCTGCGCCTTGACCAGATCCTGGCCCAGATCTTCAACACGACGACCGGCGCTCCTAGCGCCTACACCTACCGCAGCAGCTGGACGGCGAGCACCGTCTACAACCTGCTCGACGTCGTGAAGAACGGCAGCCTCCTCTACATCTGCACCACCGCGCACACCTCTGGCGTCAGCTTCGACGTCACCAAGTTCACGGCGATGGCTGACCTGTCCGGCACGCTGCCTCCAGGCACGGTGGCCGACACGAGCCTTGGCGCCGACAACTTCCCGCGCCTAAACAGCACCTCCACCGGCTTCGTCGGCCGCAGCGCCGCTCAGGTCCTGAGCGACATCGGGGCCCAACCCCTGGACTCCGACCTCACGGCCATCGCCGCCCTCGCGACCACTGCGTATGGCCGTGCCTTCCTGACGCTCGCCGACGCGGCCGCTGCCAGGACCGCCCTGGCGCTCGGGGCCCTGGCCACCAAGAACACGGTCGAGCAGTCGGACCTGGCCGCCAGCGCAATCCCCCATCAACTCATTCGAGCCGCAGGATACTGAGCCATGGCAACGTCCCCGATCTACGTCGCCCGCTACCCGATCCAGGGGTACAGCTTCGCCGCCGCCGACAGCACCAACTGGCGCTTGCTGGCCCTGAGCCCGAGCCCGAACGGCTGCCGCGTCCACTACCTGAATGCGGCGCAGACCGAAGGCACGGCGCGCAACCTGTCCATCGGCATCGGCCGCCGCCTCTCCATCCCGACGAACTTCGGCGCCACCAAGACCGTGACGACCCAGAACACGATCAACCGTGCGTCTGGCTCGTTCATCACCGATGGCTGGCGCGTGAACGACATCGTGATGCTGGCCAACAACGCCGACTTCTTCACCGACGCCAACCACTCGGCCTTCGGCGTGGTCTCGAGCGTCAGCGCCACGGCCCTGGCCGTGACCGGCACGCCTTTCACCAACCAGGGCCCGATGAGCGACAACCTCCATCTCTACAAGGTCGCGCTCCAGACCATGCACAACGTCCCGGCCTCCGCCGGCAACAGCAACTCCGTCCCGAGCGTCGCCGCCCTTGGCACCACCCAGTGGCCGATGATCGACGGCAGCCCTGGCCGGTTCCTGACGCTCGGCCCCAACGACATCCTGGTCGGCCAACTCGGCACGGCCATGACCACGACGAGCCGCACCGACGTGACCGTTGGTCTCGGCGACTACACCTGATGCCCAGGGGCTACGAGTTCCCCGAGCCCGCAAGGCTCGACCATCCCACCCGCCCGAGCGTGAGGCAGGGTGCGGCGAAGCTGCATCCGCTGATCGACCACCCCGGCGGCGGCTCGGCCGTGGCCCGGACCGCACTCGCCATCCCGCACGACGTCGCCCCGATGGTCGACTGGCCCGGCAACAGCTCCGCCGCAGCTGGCCCTGGCCCGCGAGACAATCTCGCAAGCACGCAGCACTCGCAGGAGCGCAACTACGACCAGTTCCGCCGAGACGAGCGCACGCGCATCGCCAACTGC